GATGCTGCGCAGGCACCTCGATGAAGCCAAGCGAACCAATACGCCTGTGTTCATTTTTGGCGACTGGTTTGACCTCATGGGCGGCAAGTGGGATCCGCGGTCCAGCTACAGCGACATACGGCCTGAGTACAAAAGCATCACGTACCTCGACGACGTCATCGAAGACAGCGCCGAGTTTCTGACTAAGTACAAGGACATCATCAAGTTTTTCTGTCGTGGCAACCACGAAACCAACATAGAGAAGCGCATGCACACCAGCCCGCTTGACCGCGTGGCGTACATCGTAAACAAGAACGGCGGCAACATCACCGTCGCTGGATACAGCGGCTGGTTGTGGATGCAGATATATGCGAAAGGCAAGCGTCGCAGCTCGACGTTCGTGCACTACCACCACGGCATGGGCGGCAACGCACCACGGTCAAAGGGTGTGCTGCGTGTCGACATTGACCAAATGCAGTTTAAAGACGCCAGCTTGATCGTGCGAGGCCATACACATCAAAAGTGGCACGTACCAATAACCTCGGACCGCATCAGCCGCTTTGGTAAGCTGTACCAAGACAGCGTTCACCATCTGCAGCTCGGCAGCTACAAGATGCTTGGCGACCGCTTTGCTGGCTGGGCGACCGAGAAAGGCTTTAATACGCCACGACTTGGTGGATGGTTTGTTACCTTGCACAACTCACATCACGATCAACCGTACTGGAAGGTCGAAGAAGCACAATAACATGAACGAACTCATTGCACAATACTGGGCCGAGATTGCACTCGCCATCCTTACTGCAGCTGGCACGATCACTGCACTAACCGAAACAGAGAAGGACGACAAGGTTGTCGACATCCTCAAGCGCATTGTCAACGCTGTAGTCCTCGGACGCAGCAAGCGGCGCAATAAAGAATAAGCCCTATATTTGACACGGTTCAGAATAAGCAGGACTAATAAACATCGTTTTTCATTTAGGTTTTGGGCGGCATTCTCAACGGGGGGTGCCGCTTTTTTTTTGCCAAATGTTGTACAGGTGTGTAAAATACCATACATTTGTACAGAAATCTAAACGAATGGAAGACCAAATACTACTCAAACTCGACGACGGCCTTGAGATGGTCGTGACCTTTGAGGTCGAAGCTGGCGAGGAAGCCACGCACATCTCACCGAGCCATCCGCCTACCGTGCGCGTCATTCGCGTCGTGCTGTGGCAGAAGAACCACACCAGCTTTGAACGCATCGACATCACGTGTGCTGACGACAACCTGCTGGACTACAACCACGAGCGAATTGAACAAGAGATATGGGAACACTTACAAAACCAGTGATAATGAAAAAGCCTATTTGTGTGCGCAGCAGCGTGCACGTTAAACCCACGCGCGACTTCAACCACCAGCAGCAGGAGCTTGCTGAACAGAAGCGCTTTGAGCGATTGATGGAACAATTCAAAGCCGACTTGATTGCGGCATATACTAAGAACCGATGAGAAAAGAAGAAGCCCTACAAATTATTCAGGAGCAAATCGACCGAGTACAGCAACGATATGCTCAACAAAGGATTACAAACACGCAGCGCGAGCTAATGACGCGTGTCTTGCGTGTCACTCAAGAGAGGATTGAAGAAATAACCGAGATATGATGAACATAAACGACATTTATGTGAGCGCCTGCCGTGGCGCCTTTGATCGCAACGTGTACGACGTGCGACTGATTGACTGGCTGGAGAATGTACGGCCACAGATTCCCTTAAACGACTACGCGAAAAAGCAGCTGCCTGCTATTATGCCGCATGGGTTGTTTGAAACGCGACGACAGGACACCTTCAAGCAGCACAGCGGACTGGTGCAGATTGACATTGACGGCAAGCATCAAGGCAATGACTTTGACTGTGAAGCGCTGCTGGCAAAAATGCAAGAGGATAAGGAGATACTGGCTGCTGGAATTAGCTGCGGAGGGCATGGCGTATATGCTTTGTACTATGTAGAAGGTTTGACCAGTGCAGATGATCATGCAGAAGCTGCGAGGTTGGTGATCAAGGATGTGCGCAAATGGTATGGTGTCGAGGTTGACGAAGTAGTGTCACGGAATTTGAGCAGCCTACGCTTTGCCTCACCGTACATGCCATTCATAAACCTTGACGTGCGACCGTTTAACTTACAATGGGAGAGAAAGCATGAGCGTAATTGATGAACTTAAGGCGCTCTCGAAGAAGTACGACATGCGACCTGATCACTTTCACAAAGACCCACGAGGCTTCGTCATCATGACGCGCCGAGGCGTGGAACACGTACAAGCCAAAATAAAGGCCGTGGTGACGTTTGAAACGGTGCCCGAATGGTCTGACCCCAGCGAAGGGCGTTATTGCGTTAAAGCGCACGCAAAATGCGAAATAGGGCATGTTGAGACATACGGCGAGGTAAGCAAGAGCAACAACCGCAACTCGTACCCTATTGCCATGGCCGAGAAGCGGGCGCTGTCACGCGCCATCTTGAAGCTTGCAGGTTTTTATCAGCTCGAAGTATACGGAGAGGATGAACTTGAATGAGCTGGACGCGTTTTTTGACGACGTAGAAGCCGATCAGCACGCGCATCAGGAGCGCCTCAAGGATTACGCTTTGTTCCTGCTGCTGAACAGCACCATGCGTGACGACGACGACGGCCTCGAAGACGAGATAATTGACACGGAGCCAACAATGGAGCGCTGGCGTGAGATATTCGAGCGTTTGAAGCTCAACCAACTACGGACAATCGACCTGCCTAACTGGTCACAAACATCATTTAACAAATCATACAAAGACAATGGAGTTGACAATTGAAGGCGTAGTACGCCGAGTTCTACAGCCGCAAGAGTTTGCAAGCGGCTTTCGCAAATGCGAGGTGCACATTGAAGTAGAGAACGGCAAGTACAAGGACGTGCTGCCTGTGGAGTTTATTAAAGACATGGCCGACGAAGCTGGCACACTGGTAATCGGCGAGCGCGTAAAGATGCGCTGCTTTTTGGGAGGCCGTGAGTGGGATGGCGGAGAAAAAGGCTGGCGTGCATTCATGAGCCTGTCGGTGTTCAAGTACGAGATAGTCGAGCCCAAGAGCATCCGAGAGACCGTCATCGAGGACAGCAAGAAGAACCCGCCACAGGTGGACGACATGCCTTGGTAATGTACAAGGTCAAGCTGCACCAACAACGCACCAGCATACGCTTTGAACGAGCCGACAGCATGCTGCGATACATCCAGCGCCTCAATGATCAAGGCGTAAAGTTTGAACTACAATTTGAGAGAGATGGAGATGAACCTGAAAATGTACCTGCAACACCACTACGGTAGCCTGACGGCATGCGCCGAGGCTATCGAGGTAAGCAGGAGCACCTTGCACAACTACGTGACCAAGGACCCTGAGGGCGTGCTGCGACACACCAGCCGCCTGATGCAAAAGGACGGCATAGAGCCGCACCACTTGATAAAGGCAGTGCTAACCACACAACAACAGCTTGATGTTTGAGTACGTGAAGCTGACACCCGACGAGATGGCGCTCGCCTATGAGATTGGCAAGGATGTCATTGAGACCGAAATGAAGAACAACCACACAGGCAACAACAAGCTCAGTAAATACGCTGGCTATGTGGGCCAAGTGGCTGCTATGAAGTACCTGAAAGCCGTCAATGTTGATGACTATCAATATGACCTTGAACGTAACGGTAAGCGCATAGAAGTGAAGACAAAGGTGCGCAAGGTGCTGCCACACGAGGATTTTGCTGCTTGTGTGTATGCGTCAAACGCAGATCAGCTTTGTGATCTGTACGTCTTTGTGCAGGTCTTAAAACAGTGGGAGAACCCAAAGAAGCTGGCGCACGGCGCGTACATCTTAGGTTGGATTGATCGCGAGCGCTACAATGACTCTTTTTACCAAGTCAAAAAAGGTGACCTTGACGGTGATTACGAGGAGCCAGCGGATGCGTACAAGATTAGGTTGGGTGATTTACGTCCGATTGACGAGCTGAAATGAAGCGCAAGTACGTGAGCATACCGATTGAGATATGGAACCTGAGCGAGCTGCACCCCAACGAACGGGTGCTGCTTGCTGAGGTCGCCAGCTTCAAAGAGTGCTTTGCAGGGAACGATCACTTTGCGAAGCTGCTGAACGTATCTGAGGCAACGGCACGAGGGTACATCAGCAACCTCATAAAGGCTGGTTACCTCATACGAGAGGGCAGCAGATACAACCGACGACTGCGTAAATCTGCGCAAACGAATGCGCAAAATAGCGCAGACGAATGCGTAAATCCGCGCAAACGAGTGCGTAAATCCACGCAAACGAGTGCGCAGAATTCAGCACATACTAATACATATACTAATACACCTACTATTACATCTACTAAAAGCACGCCTGCGCGTGCGGGTGTAATGTTGCCGTATGAAACTGAAAAATTCAGAGAAGCATGGACCGAGTGGCTGGAGTACAAGCGCACGGATCACCGGTTCAAATACAAAACCGCCCAAAGCGAACAGCGGGCATTAATGACACTAGCAAATGAACACCCTACAGAAAGCAGAGCAATCGAGGCAATTCATACAGCAATTGCAAACGGATGGAAAGGCCTCGTATTTGGTTCATCCAAGAGCAGGCGAACTAGAACCAGCGGAAAGGCAGCGCTTGAAGGAGGCGAGCTTGGCGATCAGCTTAGAGAGCTTGCAGAAACAGGAAATATCACAGGTAACAATCGAAACCGCCTTTAAAGGCACCAACGTCCGCACAGCGCTCAAGCTGGACGAGCAGGCGACCCGTGCGGCGCTCATTGCGATGCTGGCCAAGTGCGTGCGATTCGTAGACGCAAACAAGACGCTGACTGAGGGCGACGAGTACAAGATGGTACTCGACGAGCTGGTTAAAGGCTTCCCGACGTTCACCATCGAGGACTGGCGGCTTTGCCTGTACATGATGGCCAAAGAGACGTTCGGAGGCTACTACGAGCGCCTGAAGCTCGCGCAGTTTGTGGAGTGCTTTACCAAGTACGAGCAGCTGAAGCAGCCAGTAGTCACCAAAATACGGCAGGATGAGGCCGCCGACTTTGAGCGCATGCGCACAGAGGCCTTGCGGCACATCACGCCCGAGTTTGCAACTGAAATAAACCCGATCGCAGCACGCGTGTCACCTCAGGACTGGATGCGTGGCGAGAACCGCCTGACGTACACCGAGCGCGAAGAGATGGAGAAACGAGCAAAAGCACGCACCAATGACTGACCTCGAACGCTTTTGGCACGACCTTATTGACGGTCGACGCTACATCATTAACGAAGTGTATGGCAACGAGGCCATGTTGAGATACAGGCCGCACCCTAAGGAGAAGGAGTATTTCCTAACCAATAACGGGCGCGTGGCGTACAGCATCGAGGTGTCAGAGCACACCCGTAGTTTTTGGGACATGTGTGAGCGCATGTACGGACACAAGCGGCTGGCATACGAGGACCGCATGACCAAGAACAGGATTAAGGCACAGAGCTATCCGGAATACAAGAAAGGCAAGGCAGAGCGCGAAGCATTGGCGGCAAAGATTCGCGGCGTATTATTGAAGCATGCCAAAGAGGAGCACCAAGACGGACAGCAAGGCCAGCAAGCAGCTGCGCAAGAAACCCAAGGCCAAGAAGCCGCTCACACACGCACAACTAAAGAAGAAGGTCGATGAGTGGTTCAGCAAATACATCCGCTACAGAGCGGCAGACAAGTACGGTGAAGCCGAGTGCTACACCTGCGGAAAGCGTGACCATGTTAGGCATCTCCAAGCAGGACATTTCGCGTCTAGGCGGTATATGGCCACCCGTTGGCACGACCCAGCGGACGGACACGGCAACGTTCAAGTGCAGTGTATTGCCTGCAATTTGTACGAACAAGGACGGCAATGGGCTTTCGGTCGACGACTTGACGAAGCTGTCCAAGGACGAGCTGAGAGCATTATGCAAGCAGCAGGATGCAAGAGAACGTATGGCGTGGCGGAGCTTCGACAAATGGTGGACCACTATCGAGAGGAAGCCAATAAGCAGATGGCGCAGAAGCGTGGAATCGCTGAGCGCAAAGCAAAGGCAACAACTGATCGACGAGCTAAGAAGCGAACGCTGGAGGCTGATGTTCACAGAGTTCTACAGTG